CGAGCATGATTGGTAAAGATCTTGGATAAAGGAGAATATATTATGAAGATCTCAAAAGAAACCAGTGAAGTCCTGAAGAACTTTGCGGCAATCAATATGTCGCTGTTGTTCAAGCAAGGCAAAACGCTACGAACTGTTTCACCACAAAAGAGTGTGCTTGCTCAGGTGAATGTACCAGAGGATTTTCCTCAGCAGTTTGCAATCTTTGATATGAATCAATTCCTTTCGACGTTTCAGGCATTTGAGGATCCGGATATCAACTTCGGCGAAAAGAGTCTGTCTATCAGTAATGGTTCGGGTGGTACTGCGCATCTAACTTATGCTGCTCCGGAAAATATCATTGCACCACCTGACAAGGATATTACACTTCCCTCCGTCGAAGTTTCTATGAAGGTAGAGGAAAAGGCGATGTCGAGCGCATTGAAGATGGCTGGTATCCTAGATCTTCCTGAAGTTGCTTTGGTTGGTCGCGACGGTGTTGCGTATCTAACTGCTGTAGACTCTCGCAACCAAGGATCAAACCGATTTGAGATGCCTGTCGGTGATACCACTAACAAGTTTATGATGATTTTCAAAGTCGAAAATCTCAAGATTCTTCCTCGGGACTACAACGTAGATATCTCAGCCAAAGGTATTTCACATTGGAAGACTGAGTCAGGCGATATTCAGTACTGGATTGCAACGGAAACTTCGTCTAAATTCGAGTCCTGAATTTGAAACTTTATATTATGGTGATTTGTGATGCGTGAAGATTTTCTCTGGGTTGAGAAATATCGTCCGAGTAAAATTTCTGATTGTGTTCTTCCTAAAAGTCTGAAAGATACATTTCAGAAGTTTGTTGATGACAAGAACGTGCCCAATCTTCTCCTCTCTGGTGGTGCGGGCATCGGCAAAACAACTGTGGCTCGTGCCATGCTTGATGAGCTCGATGCTGATTCTATTATCATCAATGGCTCGATGAATGGAAATATTGATACACTGAGACACGACATTCGTAACTTTGCTGGTACAGTGTCGTTCACTCAGGGTAGGAAGTATGTCATTCTCGACGAGGCTGATTATCTCAACCCCAACTCAACCCAGCCAGCTCTCCGAAACTTTATGGAGGAGTTTTCTAACAACTGTGGCTTCATTCTAACCTGCAACTTTAAAAATCGCATAATCTCTCCTCTTCATTCGCGATGTTCAGTTGTTGATTTCAAAATCACAGGGAAAGAAAAAGCCAAGCTGGCTGGGACCTTTTTGGAACGTGCTTGTTGGGTTCTTGATCAGGAAGGTGTATCATACGACAAGCAGGTTGTCGCTGAAGTTCTTATGAAATACTTCCCCGACTGGCGTCGTGTGTTGAACGAGCTTCAGCGATATGGTTCTACAGGAAACATTGACTCTGGTATCCTTGCTCATGTTAGTGATGTAGATATCACAAGTTTGGTCGATGCTTTGCGTAACAAAGATTTCAAAACTATGCGCAAGTGGGTCGGCTCAAACAGTGAGCAGGATGTCAATGTTCTTTTCCGCAAGCTGTATGATTCGGCTCATGACTTTCTTGAGCAGGGTAGTATCCCGCAAATCGTTCTTATCCTTGCAGACTATCAATACAAGTCTGCGTTTGTTGTGGATCAAGAAATAAATCTAGCAGCGTGCTTCACGCAAATCATGGTAGATTGTGAGTTTAGTAAATGACAAAATATTATATTGATGATGATGATTCTGAGTTTGTTAAATATGTTACAATGCGAACTGAGGAAATAATTAACAATGGTCAAGCCCATGGTAGATCTTATCAAACGGTCTACGAAAATGTCGCCCAAGGAACTGCCTGGGAATTAAAATTTTGCGAAATTACAGGCGCGGAACTTAATACACAGCCTTTCGATGTCACAAACAGAGAATCATACGCATGGGATTGTAAGAGACCCAATGGTAAGACAACTGGTTGTAAGACTTATGGATATTTTCCTAGCAAATATGCGAATTTCAATTTAGGAAAATATGACTGGAAAGAAATTAGTCGTCATCCCAAGATGGATACAGATTTTAATAATATTGACTTGATAGGTTCGCTTTCCTTTGCTACTGTGCAGCACATCATGCGTAGATATGAAGTTACACCTTTATGGGAAATCGACACTAACGAGTTTTTTCAAAAAAGTCGACCATCTAGAAGAATAGTAGCTGGTGGTTCTACTAATTATGTTCCTATCTACCAACTCAAAAATATAGTGCATTTCTGATGAAAACCGATAAGGTGAAAGAATGAGTAGTCCGTTTGATTATGTAAATGCTGTCACCTTTTCTAAGAAAGATATGATGCGTGGCACAGACAATGACGAGTTGGCTGAAAAGTCATATGATCCATTCCTAACTAATCGTTCGCTTACGTATCACATTGATTGTGTTCCGTATGCAAATGAAATGAACCGCTATCCTGATCTCGACAAGCTATTACAGTTCGACTTTTTTATAAATACTCTTAGACCAATGAAGCGTTTTGCTAAGTGGGTAAAGCCTGTACAAAATGAAGACTTGGAATCTGTGATGGAATATTATAGTTACAGTCGAGTGAAAGCCGAAACTGCCCTCTCTGTTCTCACTCAAGAACAACTTGAACTGATTAAACAGAAATTGATAAAGGGTGGTAGAGATGGTAAATTTGGATGAAATGGTTGAGGTCGCTTTAAAACAAGACGAAGATTTTCTTAAGGTTCGAGAAACTCTCACACGTATTGGTATCGCTTCCCGCAAACACAGGAAACTATATCAGTCCTGCCATATCCTACACAAACAAAAAAGATATTTCATAGTGCACTTCAAAGAGCTGTTCGCACTTGATGGCAAGCCATCTAACTTTTCTGAAGAGGATGAAGCACGAAGAAACACCATAGCAAACTTGCTAGATCAGTGGGGATTGGTGACTTTATTGAATCGTGATTTGGTTGAGCGTAATATGGCTCCCATATCACATGTGAAGATTCTTTCTCACAAAGAGAAAGATGAATGGATCCTAGAATCGAAATATAACATAGGGAAGAAGCGTGACTAACTTTAATGATGTTGGAAATTTTATGATTGCCTTCGGGCAGGAAGTAAAGAGTAAACCAGAGTTTCCAAATAGTGACATAGTTAAACTTCGGGTTGATCTTATTGATGAAGAGCTTCGTGAATTACAAGAAGCATGCGAAACAAAAGATATGGTTGAGGTTGCTGATGCCCTATCTGATTTGTTGTATGTTGTATATGGTGCTGGCCATGCTTTCGGAATAGATTTAGACCGAACGTTCGAAGAAGTTCATCGTAGCAATATGAGTAAACTTGGTGAGGACGGCAAACCTATCTATCGTGAAGATGGTAAAGTCCTCAAGGGTCCGAATTTTAAATTACCAAATCTCAAAAAAATTATTGATAGTTCCCTTTAAATTGATCAAGAAGTAATATATACTGTATGTGTGATGCCGAATGGGTCACACTTAACATTCTTGCTTAATAGGAGGATAACATGGTTATCAATACAAACGCACTCACACCCTTTGACATTAATCGTCTCACCCCATATGCGGTCGGCTTTGATCGGATGTTTGATCGACTCTGCGATTATGCCCAACACCAAACTCAATCGACAGGGTTCCCACCTTACAACATTCGAAAAGTTGATGAGTATAATTTCTCAATAGACCTTGCTGTAGCTGGACTTTCAGAAAAAGATCTGGAAGTTGAAGTTTCTGATGGCGTGATCACTGTTCGTTCTACCTATGAGGGGATCGACGTGGAAGGTGCTGGGTCATTCCTGCATAAAGGAATGTCGTTCAAGAAGTTCACTCGCAAATTCACAATCGCGGATGATATCATTGTGAAAGGTGCCGAAATGAAAAACGGCATGCTCACGATTGATCTTGAGCGAGTCGTACCAGAAGAAAAGAAGCCTCGCATCATACCCATTAATGGGAAAGCCAATGGTGGCGAAAACAAGAGCGAAGCTAAGTTTCTTGCTGAGTAACGAGGGTGGGGGGCGCAACGCCCCCCACCATTTACTTTTAACGATTGGAGCATATTAATGGATATTCAGAAACTCAGGGAACAACTAGAAATCGACGAGGGGGTCGTTCATGAAATATACAACGATCATCTCGGTTATCCTACTTTTGGGATTGGCCACCTTATTACCGAAAACGATCCCGAGCATGGTTCCCCCATCGGGACCGCAGTGGAAAACGATCGAGTCATTGAAGCCTTCGAGCAGGATGTCCAAACAGTATTGTCTGAATGCGCCGTCCTTTATCCAAACTTCGACAGCTTGCCAGAAGAGGCTCAGCAAATAATTGCGAACATGATGTTCAATCTTGGTCGTCCACGTTTGTCTGCATTCAAAGGCATGAAAGCTGGTGTTGACGCTGAGGATTGGAATCGTGCAGCTGATGAAATGGTCGACTCACGTTGGTATCGTCAAGTCGGTGCTCGGGCTGAAAGATTAGTGGAGCGGATGCGCAACATCTAATATGTGGGAATATTGGTGCAAAGCAATAGGGTCTAAAGCATATGACGATAAGAACAAAGCTGACAGAGTTGCAATTATTCGCACTGGGTGGATTTTGCTTCACATACTTACTTGCATTGCTATTATCTTAAATGCTATTGCATCTCATGGATGGAGGCTTATAGGGTTATGACTGATAACACAGCACCCCAAAGTTTGTGAGGGTGTGTATACAATGGTGCGCACTGACTCACGAGGTCGACCAGTTCCGCACTAAAATATTACTATTTCAAGTCAAATACATTTCGTGTTATATATACTGGCGACGGCATAGGGTCGTTCGTTTAATTGTAAAGGAAAGACAAAATGAAAAAACTTCTTCTTGTCGCTTCGGCGGCATTACTTGTTTCTGGAGTAGCACAAGCACGAGACCAGATTCGTGTAGTTGGTTCTTCAACTGTATATCCATTCACAACTTTTGTTGCCGAAGCATTCGGCAAAGCAAAAGGAAAAACTCCAATCATTGAATCTACTGGAACAGGTGGTGGTTTCAAGTTATTTTGTTCTGGCATTGGTGTTAGATATGCAGACTTCAATAATGCATCCCGAGCAATGACGAAGAGTGAAGTTAAAATTTGTGCGAAGAATGGTATCACTGCAACTGAAATCAAAATTGGGTATGATGGGATCGTTCTTGCCAATAGTAAACAATCACAACAAATGAAAATATCTCTCGAAGAATTATTTCTTGCACTCGCAAAGCAAATACCTCAAGATGGTAAACTTGTAGAAAATCCATATACACATTGGAATCAAATCAATCCTAAACTTCCAAACACAAAGATCCGTGTTCTTGGACCACCCCCGACATCTGGAACTCGCGACGCATTCGTTGAGTTGGCTATGGAAGGTGGTGCCAAAAAGTTTAGTTTGTTGAAAGATCTTCGTAAGAAAGATAAGAAGAAGTTCAAAGCTATCGCCCACGCCATTCGTGAGGATGGTGCGTTTGTAGAAGCTGGAGAAAATGACAACTTGATCATTCAGAAACTTTTATCAGACCCAAGTTCATTCGGAGTTTTTGGATTTTCTTTCTTAGACCAAAACATAGATAAGTTACAAGGTTCTGTGATACAGGGTATTGCACCAACTTTCGAAAGCATCGCGGATGGATCTTACAAGGTATCTCGACCCCTATACATTTATGCTAAAGATCAGCACATGGATAAAATCCCAGGCATGAAAGACTTCATCAAACTTTACGTCAGCGAAAAAATGACTGGCGAAGAAGGTCGATTGGCAGATGGTGGTCTGATTCCACTTCCTGCTCGAGAAAAAGCTGAAATCGTTAAAAAACTGTTTGCTGTACTTCAATAAATAGGTGCATGGTAGAGGAAGACTTCCAAGCATGGCAAACATACCCAAAACATAGGTGGGTGTTCAACAAGCTGGAACTGGCGTTGCGTCTCGGATACGACGCTGGTCCAGCTTGTGTCCCAATAACGAGGTCGGGCAAATATGTGGTTCGTCCGATCTACAATCTATATGGCATGAGCATTGGTGCCAAAGTCATACACATAAACATAATGCAATCAAAGAGTATGGAAAATCATGCTCTCATTCCCCCTGGATATTTTTGGTGTGAGTTCTTTGATGGCGACCAATACAGTGTTGATTACAAAAGAACAAGACAACCAAAGGGATCGCAATTTGCTTGGGAAGAAGTCGTTACAGCAAGAGGCGAGCGTGATCTCGATAATCTTACTAAGTTCAAATCATGGGGAAAATGCGAAAACAGAAATATCATTTTGCCAGACTTTCTTAACAGCATTGATGGCGTTCCCGACCTGAATGTAGAAT